CTGCAGCCCGACGTAGTAGCGGTAGCCGACCGTGAACCGAGTCGTGCCGCCGAACAGACCGCCGTCGATCTTTTCCTTGATAGGCGACACGAGGAGGTCGCCGTACCACGTGACGTTCGGGCCGGCGATCTTCACGCTGCCCCACACGACCGGGATGGCCCGCCCCTCGGTCGCCGTCGGGAAGTTGAAGTCGCCCAGCCCCGCCGGCCGCGCGTCTTCGATGTCCGGCTTCGGCTGCAGGATCGCGCTGATGATGGTCAGCGCGACCGACAGGAGGAGCAGGACGATTGTCACATAGGCTGGGGGTCGACGGCGCACGTGCGCACCTCCTACGCGATTCGCTGGGTGAAGGGGTTTCGGGTCGGAACCGTGGGGAAGCCACCGTAGCGGCGCGCGTTGGCGAACTTCGCGATGCACGTCGGCAGCGAGTGGTCGCAGCCCGCGCGGAGCAGGAGCGCGGCGCCCACGCCCACGTTCTCGAAGGGGATCAAGATCTGGATGGTGCCGTTGCCGCCGCCCGTGCGCGTGAGCACCTGGATCATGCGCGCGTCGCCCGTGAGCGCCTGCAGCAGGATCCCGCCGTCGAAGAACGCGGCGTCGACGGGGCCCGCGATGTCCGGGATGCCCGACACGGTGAGCACGCGCCCCGTCGTCGCGGTCACGGTCACGTTGTACTGAAAGCTCGCGGGGTTCACCTGGCAGCCGGCGTCGTACAGCACGTGGTTGCAGAGGTTGCGGAACGTGCGCTTGGGGACGCTGCGGTCCAGCACGTCGTTGCGCCCGCGGATGCGGAGCTCGGCCTGGCTCCCCTCGAACGAGACGGTCGCGACGGTGCCGCGGAAGTAGGTGATCACCGCCGCCGCGGGCAAGTTGATCGTGCCGTCCGAGTCGATCGTGACGCCCGTGTCGTTGACGTGCCCGCGAAAGATGCGGATGTTGTCGAGCAGCGCCGGCACCGTGACGATGTAGCGGGTCACCAGGTCGTGGTTGCGCCGCATCCGAAGAGCGAGGGTCTGCCCGTTCGTCTCGAGGCTTTCCTGAATCACCTGCGAGCGGCCCATCACCTCGGGCTCGTACCGCTCGGCGTTGTAGAATACCGGCTGGTCGGCGGAGGTCAGCAGCGTGCGCCCGGCGGCCGTCGAGAATTCGTAGAGCTCGACGACTTCGCCGGCCTGCTGGCTCTGCTCCTGCGCTAGGTAGGTCATTCGATCACCTCGCGGATCGGCACTTCGAGCCGGGCGTCCGCCTGCGACTGCTCGTGCTCGATGGTCAGCACGTCAGAGTCGAACCGGCACAGCGTCAGGAACGACACGCGCTCGATGTCCGAGAGCGCCACGTCGGCGCCCCAGTTCGAATCGACCGTGAAGTCCTCCTCGCCGCCGCCAATGTCCGAGCTCGCGATGATGCGGCGGATGATCGGGGTCGACGTGCTCTTGCGGAACACGATCACATCCCGACGCGGGCTCTGCCCGTCGACGAATCGGTCGTAGTCCGTCAGCCGCGCGCGCATACCAGAGCTCACCGAAGACAGGGGCAGCGTGAGCTCGAGGTCGGCGCCGAAGGTCGGCAGGTAGAACGACGACCGTCGGCCCTGCAACTCGTGCAGCAGCGCGAGCAGCGCCCACTTCTCCGCGAGCGTGCGGACCACGAACGTCTTCGTCGTGCGGTTGTCCGGCGCCAGCCGGTTCCCGAACATGATGAAGCCGCCGCCGTCGGAGTCGACACGGTCCTTGCCCTGCACGAACTCCTCGGACAGCGTGCCGTTCACGTAGTTGAAGCCGAGGAAGACGCGCTTCGTCTGGTAGATCGTCGTCTCGAGCTTGGTCGCCGCCGCGAGGCGCGCCTGCGGCATGCCGTCGACGCTGTGCCATTCGGTCTGGAACCGCTGCGGGCCGACGCGGTAGCGCGGGGCCTGGAGCTCGTCGCCCAGGTAGGCGAAGCGGAGCGGGATCACGAACGTGCCGATCGCGTGGTTCTGCTCGAGCGGGCGCTCGAGGGTCAGCGTCGCGTCGGTGCGGCTGAGGATCGTGATCACCTCGAAGTCGTTGTACGCGCGCCAGAGGATGCCGAGCTTCGAATCGCCGAAGTCGCGGAAGTCGACCGCGGCGCTGTTCACCGAGATCGACGCGCCGCCGATGGAGAGCGCGGCCGTGGTGCGCTGCGCCTGGTGCCAGAGCGGCACCGCGTAGAGCGCGGGCCAGCCGAACATGCGGTTGATCAGCGACGTGCGCTCGGGCCCGGAGACCATGAACTCCATGCCGTACACGACGCGCGGGCTCACCCACATCGACACGCGCTGCTCGATGCCGCTGCGCGACTCGAGGACGTCCGTCTTGTAGCGGAGCTCTTCCACGAACCCGTTCTGCGGACGGAACGGCCAGATCACCGTGCGGTCGCCGAGGATGTCGAATAGAAGGTCGGACTGGCCGCCCGTGAGATCCCACGAAAGCTGGGCGTCGATCTCGGGCGGTCCGGTCAGTGCGACGGTCAGCGTGAATAGCTGGTCGTCCCACGGATTCAGGACGTAGGGGAACGCCGTCGGAGTGAGCGTCAACCCTTCCGGGTTGGTGATCCCCGTCGCCGTGATGTTGCGCGAGGCGGTGCGAACGAAGTTGGTGACCAGAAAGTCGAACGTCTGCGCCTCGGTGATGTTCCCGAGATCGAGCACACGCGTCCAATCGGACATGAGATCGTCGATCGTCTCGCCGCCGACGATGATCCGGCTGCGCACGAGGTGGACGCGGCCGTAGAAGTCGTCGGCGAACGTGTCGATCAGCACGCCGCCCGCACTCGTGAGAACCGGCGGCTGCGGGTTCTGCGCGCCCGCGCCCGCGCCGGCCTCGAACGGATCGGACGGCTCGAGGTATCCGGTCGTGGCGCCGGGCAGCATGTTCAGGGCCGTCAACGCCGGGGGCGTCGCGAACCCTGCCATGATCGTGCCCTGGATCACCATGCTACGGAACCTCTTTGTACGCGAGCCCGAACCAGCCCGTGCTGGTGATGTCTTCGCCGAAGCTCGCGCCCGGCGTGAGGAACATCGACGCGCCCTTGACCCACAGCGGGAACAGGTGCCACGTGTCACTACCGAGTGTCAGCGTGTTGCCGCCGACGAAATACTGGATGTTCACCCAGCGCGCGTCGATGACGCTGCCGAGGAAGTTGAAGTGCGACGTGCCGATCGGGATCTTCGAGTAGATCGGGATCAGCGGCGTGAGGCCGTTCTGCGTGTTCACTCCCATGGTGAACAGGTCGATCGTGATCGAGTCCTCGCCGTTGCCGAACGAGATCGGCGTCCAGCCGACGTGCATGTCGCCGTTCGCGCTCTTGAGGTAGTTCTCGACGTCATCGACACGTAGGTGGAACGCTGGGTGGAGACGGTGCCACACTGAAACGGGATCGCGTTCTCCGAGCGCGCGCGATCCGTGGTCGTGTCGCTGATGAACGTCGCCTGGCAGTACGCGCCGCCCGCGTACGACCCCGACTTGTCCATCACGCCGAGCAAGAGGTGCGAGAAGATGCCCGGGGTCACCTCACACACGGCATGAACGTACACCACGGTGCCCGCCGTCACGATGCGCGAGAAGATCCAGTAGTTCGTCATGTTCGCGGCGAGCGGATTCTGCCGCACCTGATTGCCCGCCGTCGTCGGGCTGGTGACCGTGCCGGACTGCGCGGTCCACGCGCTGCCGCCGGCCACTGCGCCGCTGAACGGAAGCGCCTGGACGATGTTCGCGTCCATCTTGAGCGCGAAATTGTGGCCCGTCGCCGCCAGCGTGTATCCGAACTCGTTCGAGCCCGAGAGAGCGGTCTCGGTGAACCCGACGCCGGTCAGCGCGTTGCGAAGCGCCGTGCGGTAGTCGCTGAAGGTCGGGTTGACCATCGTCGTGAAGGCCATGGGGGATCTCCTACACCAGCTTGAGCGACCAGAAGTTTTGCTCCTGCTGTCGCGAGATGTTCGGGAACATGACGTACGGATCGGCGCCGACGGTGAAGATCTCCTCGAGCGGCACGCCCGGCTGCGCGAGCCCGTTCGTGCAGAACACGCTGGCGACCTCGCCCGTGATCGGGTGGCGGTCCGACTCGCCCTGGATCACCATGCACGGCAACGCATAACGCTCCGCGGACGGTGCGCCGCGCATCGGCGTGATGAACAAAGCGCCGCCGAGGTAGATGTTCGTGCCCACGCCGCGCCCTTGCGCGCCGTACTGTACGCCCTGAATGGTGAAAGACGGCGAGGCCCACGGCCAGAAGCACGACTCGCCAGCGCTCGGCGCGCTCGTCTGCAGATCGCCCGAGGCGAAGCCGGTGCCGCTCTGCACCCCGCGCCCCTTCACCACTCGCCACACCCCTTCCGGGGTGCGGAAGTACGCAGAGCCCGCGCCGTTCAACCACGGCGCCATGTGGCTCTCGACGGTCGAGTTGGGCGCGGTGTTGAATACCGTCGTGTCGCCCGCGACCAGGAGCGGGTACGGGTACTGCTGCTTCGTCGAAAACGTGTCGATGAAGCCGCCCCACATCTGGTGATAGTCGCCCGACACGCGGGTGACCAGACCGAAGTGGCGATGGCTGGCGACGAGCCAGTAAGAGATGCTGGATCCCGTGCCGACCGCCATGTAGACCAACGTCGACACGTTGCCCGCGCCCGTGGCGTTCTCGAACCCGCGGAGCACCAGAGTGCCCGAGGTGTTGTCGATGTTGAACCGGACCCAGAAGTAGTCCGTCGCGTCAACCGACGCGGACACGCGGCGCCCGCGCAGGTTGACCGCCGTCTTCGCGAGGTTGGTCGTCGCGGCCTCGAACTCCGCGAACCAGCGGTCGTTCGTGCCGAGCCCGTTCGTCGCGAGCGTGAAGTCCCAGCCCTCCGTCGTCGCCGTCGGCGGATCCGAGTTGTCCACGCGGTTGATGCGGAACGCGAGGCCGTGCGTCTGCTGGCCGTTGAAGTTGTAGTCCGTCGACACGCCCGCCGCCGCTGCGATCGCCGCGTCGAGCACCCCCGCCGTGCTGTGCGAAAGGGTGAACACGTCGCCGCCGTTGTGGCGAAGCGAGTACGTACCCGTGGTCAGCGCGAGGTTCTTGTGCGTGTCGATCTGCTCGAGCACGTTCGAGTGCGTCCCGATCTCCACGTTCGTCGCGATCTCCGGGTTGCCCGTGAGGTAGCGCCGCACGCGAAAGAACAACTCCTGGTTGCCGACTGCGGCGACGGTGTGACCCGTCGGGATCACATAGCCGCCGGGCGCCGCAGCGCCGGCCGAGATTACGAATGCCATGGGGGATCTCCTACGCGATGATCTGGCGGAGCTTGCCGCGGTTGCGCTGGATGATGTTGAGGACCACCTGCTCGCCCTCGCGCGTGGACATCGCGTTCGGGACGGTCGTCGGGTCGTCGACGTTCACCACCTGCACGTTCACCTGGGGCGGCGCGCTCTGCTGCATCGAGGCCAGCGCCTCGTTCGGAATCACGGTGCCCGTCTGCTTCGGCGTGAAGAGCTCGGGGCCGCTCTCACCGACGAGGAACGTCTTGCCGAGGTCGGACGCGCCGAGCGAGCCGCCGGTCTGCAGCCCGCCCGCGACGCCGACGATGCCGCCGACGAGGCCGAGAATCTGGCTAGTCGTGTCGCCGCCTCCCCCGCCGCCGAACAGGCCGACGAGCGAAGAGATCGCACCGCCGAGGCCCGAGGCCAGGCTCGAGAGACCGCTGCCGATGAACGAGCCAAGCTGACCGAGCCCGCGCGACAACCCGTTGAAGCCGGTGCTGAACAGGCCACCGATCGTGTCGACCGTGCTGGTGAACGCGTTGCCGATGCCCGAGAGCAGGGTCGAGAAGAACCCCGCCTCGGTCGCCGTCTTCTGCTGATCGCGCGCGGCCTGGTCCTGCCCGTTGATCCCGATCGCCTCGGTGATCTTCGACGTCGTGTCGGAGCCCACCTGCCCGGCGTTGATGATCTGCACGAAC